GGAAAAGATTTCCGATACGCATTTGCACAGCCGATGGGGGCTTACTCAAGCTGAGCGATGCTTGCCCTTACTCACCATGTACTAGTACAGGTGGCGGCGCAGCGAGCAGGTAAATCACAATTTACTCTGTACGCTATACTCGGAGATGACATTGTCATCGCCGACGACGCTGTTGCTTCTGAATATCTTTTGATCATGGAGTATCTAGGTGTGGCTATCAACTTGTCAAAATCGATACAATCGGATAGATTTATCGAGTTTGCAAAACGATGGGTCGGACCTAAGGGTGTAAAACTTACGCCTATTGGACCAGGATTACTCCTGCGTACAATACGGAATAAGTTTTATCTCCCAGCTCTGTTCTCTGAGATGTTCAAACTTGGATTAGTTACCACTTTCCAAGAGCTACTAGCCACAATTCAACATCGGCCTTATGAAGGGCAGAAGTGAAACGTGTTATGGGCGGCTTTCGGACTGAATTCGTTCCTAAGTTCGTCTGGCCCCATTGATGCAAATGCAATAATGTGGTGCTTCCAGGCGTACAGAACAGATCCAGGATTTGTCAGATATAATATCTGGAATGCCCTTTTACAGGACAAACTAGATTATATCCGCGAAAGCCTAGTCACGTTAGACTCAAATGTCTTGTATTTTGTTCAGGTTTTCTGACGAATACAAGTGAGTCGAACGTGGCCCAACAGAATGCTAGAATTCTGCCTTAAGTTGCTTTCTCCGGGTCCATGGGCGTATTTCTTCGAATTCGTTCGAACGAAATTAGATCTTGAAAACGAACTGGCAAAGCCGTCCGGTTCCGGATCTTGATCGAATATCCATGACCTCGTTAAGGATAACAAAGCAATCAACGTTAATACGATTGATTGGAGAAAGAAAGAAGAGATAAGGTTATCGATAGAAAGGGCTGCTAAGATCCGGCGAACCTATGATGAATCATCACAGGATTTCTTCGCTATGGATGAAAGCGGCGGATTCTATTAAACCCCGTCTTCTCACGACCTCCGTGTAGTGGATGTTAGGACACATAATGTGTTCCCAAGATCACCTACTGCTCGGTTGAACCTAGTAAAGGCTCCGCAACGCGGATTTTATGGTTATTGATCTTCGTTCGATTCGAAGAGATCTAC